TCAATATATCATCACCCTCTGACACCAACTGGTTTCTTGAAGAGAATATAAAACATAATGGTGTCCAGCACCCCGCTGCCGTTGTTCGTACAGATTATGGTATATGTTGGGTAAATGAGAGCGGTTGTTATATATATGATGGTAGTAGAATAAGAAATTTAATAGACAATAAGATAGCCGAAACAAGCAGCGCCAATGGAATGTTTCCCCCCGCTTGGGGTGACTTTATATATACAGTTGGTGGTCTTCTTGGGTATAGTATAGTTGGGTATGAGAAACGCAGAAAACAATTAATAGTAATGAAGGACTGTGGAGGTACCGACCATACTGGTAGTGACTATGGTGGAGTTGCCGCTAATGGCAGTGTTAGTAATGGTGATGCTTATATATATGATTTTAAAACAGGTTCATGGATATTCGCCGATAATGCATTTACAGACCAGAAAGAATACACAAACTTTATTACAGATTGGCAGGGCAATCTTTTCTTTGGCTATGATAATAGCGGAACAGTAGAAACGAGATATTGGAGTAATGAGGCTGCCAATCAAGCAAAAATTAATATAACTACCAGAGATATAGATTTTGGAGACCCGGCACATTTAAAAAAGGTTTATAAAGTATATGCTACTTATAAATCATCGCATGACGAATTAAGACCGCTGGAATATTCTATAGATGGTAAAAATTCTTGGAGTGATTTTGCTACAGGCTCAAATGTTACACCTGCTGGTACTCATTCTGGAGATTTAGATGAGGCTTCTGCATGGGATGTGGCTACATTTACGGCCGACAGCGTACCGTCCTGTCAGAGTATACAATTTAAATTTAACCCACAGCAAGAATCGGCGGAAACATTTGATATAAATGATATATCAATTGAATACAGGCCATTGTATAAGAGGGTATCATAATGCCGCTAGGTAGAGATATACGCAGATTGCAAAACGCAAAAGAAAGCTCTTTCGCTTCTGGTGATACTAAATCTGTTTTAAGCCATCCTCCGGCCGCAAGGAATATGCGCGATGGAGAACAGGTTTTTTCACAGGAGGGCAATAAACAGCTGTCTTTGTATAAAAAACACAAAGGTATGTTGTGGAAAGCGCGTTTTTCTAGAGATGGAAATCAGTATGTTGATAAAGATTTAGAAGTTAAAGGTAACACTATATTAAGAAATAATTTAACAGTAACAGAGAATAAAAAGATATACTTCGATTCAACAGATACATATATTTATGCTAATACTGATAATCCTGAAGATTTAGTAATAGGTTCTGATGCTGATATTATTTTAGAACCTGATGAGGGTGTTGGTATTGGACAATCAGCTCCCGTTTCAGCTAACGGAGCTAGTAGTTTCTTATATATAGGTAGTTCTGCTGTTACTATATCATCTTTAATTATTGAAGATAATGGCAATATATGGGAAATAATGTCAAATAATCATCTTATTATTAAGGATGGTACAACTGCAAGATTTAAAATTGATGCTTCAACTGGGGACTCTTATACAAATGATGGTACAATTAGTAGTTTATCAGATATTAGAATAAAAAAAGATGTACAAGATTTATCCGACGGATTGAATATTGTAAATCAATTAAAACCAAGAACATTTAAATATAATGGGAGGGGAGAGACAGGTGATGATGATAGAATTAGGTATGGTTTTATTGCAGATGAAGTTTTAGATGTTGCTTCTCATTATGTTAATATTGAAGATGGTATTATAGATGGGATTGAGGTGAATGATTTCAAATCATTGTCTACAACGAGGATGATTCCTATGCTTGTTAAAGCCATACAAGAATTAACATCAAGAGTAGTTGAGTTGGAAAATGTGTAAGATTAAAAGTTTTGATGATTAGGAAATATTATGGCTAGAAGTTTAATGGAATTATATGGCGGCGGTATGGTATACCCTGCTAACAATTATCAGCTTGGCGGTTTAATAGCTGGCGCCAGACGCGGACGTGAATACCAAGGTGAGATTCGCGAATTAAGGAAAAAAGCAGAGGCAGCGGCAAGGCGTAAAAAGAAATCAGGATTTCTTGGAAGTATTGGTAGTATAGTGGGTGGTACAATAGGGTTTGCTGTTGCAGGCCCAGCTGGAGCTGCTATTGGAGCTGGATTAGGTAAAGGAGCTGGAGAGAGCTCTTATGCTAGAGAAAGTTATAAAGGTGGAAAATATGCACAAGAGACTCGCGGAGACTTACGCAATCTTGAAAATGATTATAGAAAAGGAATTGGAGAAAGAGCTTTGGTTGCTGGATTACAAGCAGCTGTAATGCCCGGTGTATATGATAAACTAGGAAAAGTCGCAGGTCAAGGGGCAGGTTGGTTAAAAGGGTTAGGTTCCGGCTCTGGGACTGTTGATGCTATGGGTCTTGAGAGTGGTTTGGGAATAGCTGGAACTTCCAATGCTATGGGTCTTGAAGGTTTAGGAGGAACAAATATAGGTGCTGGAGGAACTTCTTCAGGATTGGAATATTTAAATAGACCAATGGGTGAAGGTGTCCCCGGTGCTCCTTCAGGATTGGAATCTTTAAATAAGTTTTATGGAAACGTGGGTGCTGGTGGCGTCGAGTCAGGGTTAGAATTCAACCCATTCTATACTTCACCATCATCTGATTGGTATAAAAGATTCCAAGATGAACAAAAAAGACAGGAAAATGTTTTTGGTTATCAATCAGGAGGTCTCATTAATTATATGATGCCGCGCAGAATGCAGGGCGGTGGTTACGCTACCGCTACTGACCCGTTAAATGC